GAAGATCTAGCCATCAATGGTACAGGAACTGGTACAAACAACTTCCTGAATATCCTTGAAGGTTTCGTATCAATCGAAGCCGATGGCAATTCAGCAACTTATGGTACAACTATCGAAAGTTTGCAGGGACTTGTTCTTGCAATGCCTCGTAAGTACCGTGGCTCCCGTTCAAACATGAAGTTCTATGCAGACACTGAAACCGTTGCAGCAATTGTAAACGGTCTTGGTTCTTCTGGTAACTTGAATTCAGAGCGTATCGTTGAGCGTGTTATTGATGGTGCTGCTCCGCAGACCCTTGGTAGCCCAATCGCATACCGTGTTCTAGGTCTTCCATTGGTTGAAGTTCCTTTGATGCCAGCTGGTTATGTATCACTTACATTCCCAGAAAACCGCATCTGGGGCTTCCAGAGAGACGTAACAGTACACCGTGAGTTCAAGCCAAAGAAGGATACAGTAGAATATACCGTATTCCTACGCTTTGGTGTAGCAGTTGAAGAAACTGATGCAGTAGCATTCATGCAAGACTAATTATAGTCACACTTGGAGGGGAGGCATTAATTTGTCTCCCCTTCATCTATTTATGAATGATATAATAATATAGATGTATTATGAAAAAAGTTGAAAAAGATTTAATTTGTTTGTTTGTAGAAAATGCAAGCGTTTATGAAAAAAGTCTTGGCAGACTTACTAAAGGCTATAATGTTGTAAGTAAAAAAGATGCTGATATATGGGTTAGCAAGTTCCCAAAAATTAGAGTCACATCTCCAGAGGAGGTAGCCGAAATTTTCGGTGTTAAATAATGGAAGTTTTAAGAATTAATGGGAGTTCCCCAACAGTTTCGTTTTCTGATCTTGTCCCAAGTGGAGTTTACACTATTGAGTATTCAGATATTTTAACGGATGTAATAGTTTCAGCAAGTGCCACTGCAAATGGATCTGGAGATGTATCTTTTACCCTTGAAGATAAGTATGCCTCCTATGATGCAGTTTTGGATGCAAGTGTTTATGATTACCTAGATGAAGTTGTTATTGCTACAAATATTGATGTTGTTAGACCATATACAAATATATCTACCCTTGCCACAGATTTAAATAAAACAACTGCTCAAGTAAAAGAGATGGAAAGAATTGCAAGGTACATAATTGATTCAGAAGTTTCTCAAGGATTTGGATATGTTAGAAAAGAAAAAGAGATTGTTGGAAATGGATCTGACTATTTAGTAGTCAATGAAAAGATTAACAAGCTTTACAAGGTATATGAAAATGGAACCCTTTTATATGATTCAACATCAGACACTAATGAATTAACTTTTACAATTAGCAAGGATAAGACTTCGATAGTTCCATTACACGAAGAAAGTAATAAAACAGAGTACCCACAAGTATGGAGAGATAGATACCTATCTAGAGCTTTTTCTGACGGATATGATTATGTGATTGATGCAGACTTTGGATACAAGGTAGTCCCTCAAGATATTCAAGAAGCTACAAGGCTTTTATGCTTAGACATCTCAAGCGATAATATGAAATATCTTAATAAGTATATTGAGTCCTTTGACAATGATGACTTCAAGATTAAGTTTGCAAAGAACTTTAATGCTTCCACTGGAAACCTTGTTGTTGATAGGATTTTAACAAAGTATAAGAATAATATTCGTATTGGGGTGTTATAAATGCTTTTTAATTCAGCCTTTGACGATATTTTTTATCCAATGACTGCAGATATCTATCATGCAGTAGAAACTCAATCAGAGTATGGAAATATGACAAGAACTTGGCAATTTGATAGAACTGTTAATTGTTCAGCAATAACTGCAACTGCAGGTGAACTAGGTGCAGAACTTAAAGTAAAAGATAAATTCTTTGACTACAACTCTTCTTTATTTTTTAGAACAAACGAGGACATTAGAAAAAGCTCTTCTGGAAAATACTATCCAATAACTGCAACTGCTGTAACAAATATGAGAGATCCAAATGGTGATCCTGTCTGGATTAATACTGAAAATCTTAAAACAAAAGCTGAAACAGTAAAAACAAAGTATGAGGTTAAAACAATTATTCCAAGTTTTGATATGTTCCATAATATTGGAATGTATAGAGTATTCTTAACCCGTTCAGCAAATCAAAAGTGGGACATACCAGAATGATAACAGCAAGAATTAAAGGTGACAATGTAATTAAAATGCTTAAAAACTCTGTAGAGTATTCAGGTGCTTTTGTTTCAGAGTTAAAAAAGAATCAAGACATTTTAAATAGAAAGGTTGGTCAAGAATCAATTGATGTTTTTTATAATTACCTTGATGGTCTTGCAAGGTCTCATCCAGGAATGCTTCACCATGTTTATGAATGGGGAAATGTTGGAAATCCTACAGAAAGATTATTTGAATTAACAATGTCTGTAAATAAAACTTCTGCAGTTATCAGTGCTGACTTTTTACAATCAAGAATTCCTTCTCCAACATCAACAGAGCCATTTTATGATAAGGCACAAATTATGGAAGATGGGCAAACAGTCACAATAAATCAAGTTGAAGCAGATGTCTTGTTCTTTGAAATAGATGGCGAAGAGTTTTTTAGAAGTGGTCCAATAGTAATTGCAAATCCTGGTGGAGAAGCAACAAGAGGATCTTTCCTAGAAGCTTTTGACGAATTTTATAGAGTTTACTTTACAGAAGTTTATTTAAAAGCAATTAGATTTTATCAATATTTTTCAAACCCAAGGGCATTTGAAAAATACTTTGCTTCTGCCACAAAAAGTGGAGCTTCAGCAAAAGGTAGAAAGGCTGCTTTATCATGGATTATGAATGCACCAGGAGGAAAAAATGATTTATAGACCAGAAAATATTATTAACTTATATGTTTGGGAACAGTTTAAAACTCATGCCCCAGCATTTTACAACCTATATGGTCCAACTTCTGGTGGTCCAGATATTATTCCATTCTTTCCTGCACCAGCAAATAATCTTCCAACTGCTGTAATTGACAATGACTTGCCTTATGTTATGTTTGATAAGTTTAGTAGAATCCGTGGAGGCTATAAATATTTCTACCCTATCAAGACTGACCAGATGAGATATACAATCGTTGGTGGCTCTCTGTACGACATTAACAGGAACCAGCAAGACAGGTACGCAACAACTATAAACCTTACAAGCCTTATTCAAAATATCCTAGATAGAGAAGACGATGCGGCAAGGGATATTAATGAATTTGCTAAGACTTTACCAGATTATAATAACCCCAATTACCCAGAATTAAACAAATATTACTTCCATTGTGTTAATGTATACCAGTCTGGATTTACTGATACTCAGCAGGATGTGTCCGATTTTATGGAATACAACCCTACAAGAGACCTTATCATAAAGTATGACTATCATGCTAAACAGTTTAATGAATGATAAAAACTAGATGTATACTTAACTTAGGAAACGCCAATGCCCTATAATTTTTAAGACTAAAAAGAGGTGAAAAAAAATATGGCAACTCGTGGAAATTCCAATCAAATTATCGTTGGTGCAGCCCAACTCTTCGTTTCGAAGCTTGGTCCACTAGAATACAAGTCTGGTCCAGATGTTTACGCATTTGGTAGTGCTAGTACTTCTGGTATTCCTGCGTTTGTAGCTGGCACTGCTTATGCAGACACTGTAGAAGCAGCAAGTGCAAGCTGGAGAAATGTAGGCTACACAATGAACGGTTTAGAAGTACAGTTCCAACCAGACTTCGGTGAAGTACAGGTAGATCAGCTTCTTGACGTTGCAAAGCTTTACAAGCAAGGTATGCAGGTTAGCATGGTTACAGCATTCGCTGAAGCCACACTTGAAAACCTTGTTGTTGCAATTGCAACTGCAGATTCTAACTATGATGCAACTGATGCAGATGAGAAAACTCTTAACGTAACAGCTGGCGATCTAGGTGACGTTCCTGTAGAACGTGCAATTATTGCTGTTGGTCCAGGTTCTGGTGATCCTGCAGCAACTGGTGCAGATAAGGTAGAGCGTGTTTATGTAGGACATCGTGTTCTCTCAATTGAGAACGTAACTGTTTCTGCAAAGCGTGACGAACCTTCTATGTATGAAGTTACATTCCGTTTACTTCCAGCATCCAATGGTTCCTATGGCAAGATCGTTGATCGTGTCGTTGGTCCGTAAAAAATTAAATATAGAAACTTTGCCCACCTCCTAAAAAGGGTGGGCATTGTTTATTTAATAAGGCTTTTATGCTATAATTAAATATATTCTATAGGAGGAATAAATGGCAACTAGCGTATATGAAGTTGTAGAAGTAGAACTATTAGATGGTTCTACTATTTCTATGAAACCCCTTAAAATTTCTTTATTGAGAGATTTTATGAAAGAGTTTCAAAAAATTGGTGATCCAAAAATTGCAGAAGATAACATCAAATCAATGGATCTATTGTTAAGCTGTGCGACTATTGCAATGAAGCAATACAACCCAGAACTAGCAACTAAGGAGCAGTTAGAGGAAATCATGGATCTCCCAACTGTGTACAAGGTAATTGAAGTGGCTGCAGGGATCAAGTTGAATGACCCAAACGCACTGGCAGCGGCTCTAGTTGGGACGAACTAGATCTTGCTGAGTTAGAATCAAGAATATTTCTTTTGGGGTTCTGGAAGAATTATTCTGAAATGGAGGAAAGTATATCAATGCCTGAACTGGTAGCAATACTAGAAGCTAAAAATAGTCAAGACTATGAACAAAAGAAATTTTTAGCAGCGTTACAGGGTGTTGATATAGATACTTCTTCGTCTGATAATAAATGGGAAGAGATGAAGGCTAGAGTTTATAGCAAAGGTGCTACATCAAATCCTAATGATATTCTTGCCTTGCAAGGTGCTGCAGCTAGAAAAGCTGGTTTTGGTATTGGACAAGGCTTGGAATATGAGGTGGTGACATAATGGCTGAAATTGCAAAAGGCATTATTGATATTGAGATTAATACGGGGTCTGCTGCGTCCGAGCTTAAAGCTCTTCAATCACAGATAAATGCGTTTAGTCTTGCTCTTAATAAAAATAATGCAGCACAGGCGACTTTTGCAAAAGAGTTTTCTGGAGAACTCCAAAAAGCAATTAATAAGACTGGTCTATTTACGGCAGAAACTATTAAGCTATCAACTGCTGCTGCTACTTTAGATAGAACTTTGTCCAAGGGAAAAACATCTCTTGGGCAATTTTTTAGTGCAAAATTTAATAAAGATAGTGCTATTGCAGCAGAAACAATGGCACTTGCTGCAGAAAGAGCAAAAAGACTTCAAACACAATTTATTGCAACCTCTGGTGCTGCAAATGGATTTCAAGATGCCTTAGCAGTTAGACCACTTGCTGCATTTTCTTCAGAAGCAGCAATAGCTGCTCAAAAAACTCAAATTCTTTCTAACATGTTTAAGCAGGGAACTACCCAACTTATTAACTTTGGTAAAAATGTTCAGTGGGCTGGTCGTCAACTTATGGTTGGATTCACAGTACCACTTACAATATTTGGATCAATTGCTGGAAAAACTTTTATGGATCTTGAAAAACAAGCGGTTGCATTTAAAAAAGTTTATGGAGATATTTTTACAACTCCAGCAGAATTAAATAAGAACTTAGAAGCAGTAAAAGGTCTTGCTTCAGAATATACAAAATATGGAATTGCAGTAAAGGATACTATTGGTCTTGCAGCACAAGCTGCTGCTGCTGGTAGACAGAATGCAGACCTTACTGATGCAGTTTCTCAGGCAACAAGGCTTGCAACACTTGGTCAAATGGATCAAAATGCAGCACTTGAAACAACCATATCTCTTCAGTCTGCATTTAGATTATCAGGAAAAGATCTTGCAGATACTATTAACTTTTTAAATATGGTTGAAAACCAAACAGTTGTTTCCTTGCAAGATATTGCTGCTGCTATTCCTCGTGTTGCACCAGTTATCCAGGGTCTTGGTGGAGACGTAAAAGACCTTACAGTATTCCTTGCAGCAATGCAAGAAGGTGGCGTAGATGCCGCTGAAGGTGCTAATGCATTAAAGTCTGGTCTTGCTTCTTTGATTAACCCTACAAAACAAGCAAATGAAATGTTAAGCGGTATGGGTATCAATCTTCAATCTATCATTGAAGCAAATAAGGGAGACCTTATGGGTACTGTTAGATCTTTTGCAGAAGCCTTACAAGGTCTTGATCAATTTTCCAGACAACAAGCACTTGAACAAGTATTTGGTAAATTCCAGTATGCAAAACTTGGAGCATTGTTTGAAAATATTTCTAGAGAAGGATCTCAGGCTCAACAAGTAATTGCAACAATGGGGTATTCAACAGAACAACTTGGTGCAACTGCAGACAAAGAATTAAAAACAATTGAAGAGTCTTTTGGTGTGCAATTAACAGGTGCAGTAGAAAGGTTTAAATTAGCAATAGCTCCTATTGGAGAATTGTTTGTTAGACTAGCTATTCCACTAGTTAATTTTGCAACAAAGGTTGCAGAATCTTTTAATGGATTGTCAGACACTCAAAAACAATTTGCTGCAATCGCTGCAGTAATTGTTGGTGTAGTTATTCCAGCTGTGACAATGATGACTGGTTTATTCCTAAACCTTGTTGGAACACTTGCAAAAATAGGTCAAGGAATAGCCCTATTTGGAAAAGGATTTATTACAGGTGGTCCAGTAGGAGCAGTAAAAGCACTTACACAAAGTTCAAAATATTTAAGTCTGGCTGAAATGGATGCAGCAATGGCTGCTCAACAACTATCTGGTGCAAGTCAAATTTTAAATACAACTCTTATGAAGCAAGTTGGAACTGCAAACGCAGCTGCTGTCGCTATTGCAAACTTAACAAAGGCGTATAGCTCAATGGCTGCAACACAGGCTGCTGCAGGTAACTTGCCAACATTTGGAATTGCTGGTGCTGCAGGTGCTGCTGCAAGAGAAGGAAAAACTAGTTCAGTTAGAGTAAGAGGTCTAAGAAGAAATTCTGGTGGTGGGGTTCCAGGATCTGGAAATACAGACACTGTTCCAGCAATGCTTACCCCTGGCGAGTTTGTTATAAATAAAGAAGCAACTAAGCAAAATCTTGGACTGCTTAAAGCAATCAATGATGGAAAAACTCAGGGACTAAATAAGGGTGGAGTTGCTAATGGAGTTCAATATTTAAATAGAGGTGCAATAGTTTCTCAAGCAAGATCAATTCTTGATATAGTAAAAAGAGGTGGAATGGGGTCTTTAGATGACTTCGTTAACAACGTCAAAGATCCTAAGGTAGCATCTCTTTTAACAAGATATGGAAGCATTAGTCGTGCAGGTTCAGGAAAGTCTATATCAACAGGATCATCTTCAAAAACTTTTGCACATATGGATGCAAATACAATGAATGCAAAAACACCAGAAGGAAAACAATTTTTTGATAGTCTATATGAAACTTTATTAAATTCTGGAGCTTTGGTTGGTCATCAAAAAACTACATGGGCTTATGGAAAAGCCAATGGTTGGAATGGATGGAGAGTTACTGGTGGAACTGGTTTTAATCTTTCAAAACAAACCACGGTTAATGGAAGCAGCTTTGGTATTAATTCTAAATTAAATACAAAAGAAGGAGTTCCTGCAAATGTTCTTTTAGACGACTTACTTCAAAATTTTTCCAAAGGCGGAAAAGATAATCCATACCTTCCAATGCTAAGACGTGCTGGTATTAAAGATAATGGTCTTATTGAAAAAATATCACAAAAAATTCATAATGACGTTGTTGAAAATTTATCAAATCTTGGACAAAAAACAATAACGGATCAAAAAATTTATCCAGATATGACAAGAATAATAAGAGATTCAATAGGAAGCACAGTAAAAGATAGTCAGCTAAAAGAAAAAGCTTTAAGCAACCTAAGTGCTGGTCTTCAGGTTAGAACTGGAAATGTTCCAAAACTTAAAGATCCAAGTGAGCTAAAAGGAACTCAGTATAGCTTTCAAGCATTACTTAAAAGAGCAAAAGAAACTGGCACAGATATTTCAGATTTCATGCCATTCTTTTTACAAAGAAATAAAGGTGGAGAAATTCCTGGATCTGGAAACTCTGATACTGTTCCAACCATGCTTACTCCAGGAGAGTTTGTTGTAAATAAAAAAGCAGCAAGTCAAAATCAAGGAATTCTTGAAATGATGAATGGTGGTCAGGTTAAAGGATATGCATTTGGTGGACTAGTTGCTGGTGTTAGGGCTGGTGCTACAAGATTGGCTGGATCTAAAACTGCAAGATATGCTGGACAAACGGCTGTTGGTCTTGGTGGATATGAAGCTGGTTCAGCACTAACTGGTGGAAGTATGCTTGGTGGTCTAGCTGGTTCGATAATTCCATCAATACTTCCAAAAGCCGCAACTGCTGCTGCTGCAGCTATGGGAGTTTCTACTGCAGCTTTTGTTGGAGTAGCTGCACCATTAGCCCTTGTAGGATTTGCAGTTTATAAATTAAATAAACAAATTAATGAAGCAGAAAAATCTGGTGCAGAATTTACAAATGCTATGTATGGAAGTTCAAAAACAATTGAAGGAATTGCTCAACAGTTTGGAACTCAAACAAATGCTCAAGCAGCTAGAATTGCTGCAGTTGAAAGAGCTGGTGGTCAAGAAATTGGACAAGAGGCACAGGCAAAGTCTGCTGAGTTTGTTCAATCAGAAGCTGGAAAGCAAATGCTTAAAGACATTGGGACTGTAAAAGCTGGTGGAGGAAATGCTGTAGAAGCTCTAAGGAATCAACTATCAACTGCCATTATTTCTGGTGCTATTGGAACAGAGGAAGCAAGAGCTATTGCTGCTGAAGTTGGTACAGCACTTGGAGACCAATCTATAGCCGTGGGAGTTTCTGGAGAATTAACAAAATTGATGGGTCCTAATGGAGAAGATATGCTTAAAAATCTTTCTTCAATTACTGCTGAAATTAGTCCTAAAATAAACACCACAAAACTTGCTGCAGATGCAACTTCTGCTTATGAAAAAATGAATGTTGGTGCAAAATTTGTTCAAGCATTCCAAGGTGGAGAATCAGAATTTATAAAAAATTATAAGGTTAATGAAGTTAGTACAGCAAATTCTGCAGCATTTGGAAAAGAAGCACAAGCAAGAGAACTTTTAAATCTAGCATACCAAGAAGGAACAGTTACTTTACAAGAATACTTGAAACAGTCTTCTGCAATTGCAAAACTATCTACAGAAAGTCAAAACGCTGCCGCTCAGTCACTTGGATTTTCAGATCAATCTGCACTAGCTACTGCTGCACAAGGAACTGTTGTTGCTGCTGGTGGAAGAGGTGGAGGTGCAGTAATAAGAAACGAAGAACAGAAAGTGGCTGCTGCAGCAATTAAGGGTCAAAGAGATGAGATTCAGAGACAACTTGAAGAAATTCCTGAAATGCAAGGAGAAGCCCTTGATTCTATGATGGCAAATGTAGATAAACTTGGTGGAGGATTATTTGGAGAATTACTAAATGGCACTATATCTTTTGATGAAATTCCACTAACTATTAGACTACAAGAAGACGGACTATCTGAAGAAGAGATTGTCTCTCTTCATCAAAATTTAAATATCTTACAAACAATTCCTAACATTGATATGGTAGTTGACATAGATAGTCCAGATCCAGCCAAAGTTCAAGCACTAGTTGATGAATATAAAGCCTTTGAAAAACTTTCAGATACTGAAAAGAAAGCGTATGTAAAAACCAATATTGATGCACAAGCTTTAGATAAATTTAAAACTTCATATGAAGCAATTATGAAACTTCCAGATAATGAAATTGTAAATGTAACAAAAATGATTGAGCTTGATGTAAAAATGCAAGTAGATTTAAAAGCAGCAGCAGCTGTTGGAGATATTGAAACTTCAAGAACTTTAAAGCCAATTGCAGAAAATGCACAAAATTATGTTAAATCAGTTTTAGATGCTATTAACAAGCCTCTAGGTGGAAACGGACCTACTGGCTCAACTGGCGGTGGCGGTAAAAGTGACGATGCAAAAAAGAAACTTGAAGAACTATTAAAAATGCTTATGGAAAGATTTAGACTTCAAGAAATGGTTGTTGATAAAGAAGCAGAAGGATTTAATAATAGAGTTAAGCAATTAAATAAAGAGATTGAATTAGAAGAAAGGCAGGTTAGCCTAAGACAAAAAGGACTAGACCAACTTTCTAAAAAAGAAGAAGAGGTTAATAAAGCCTATGACCTAAGAGTAGAAGCCCTAGACAAAGTTTCAGAATCAAATTCAAGAATTACTGAACAAGAAAAGTCCAGAATTAGCCTAGCTTCCGCTCTTGCTTCTGGAGATATTGCAGGAGCAGCAGGTATAGCTGGCGATATGCAACAGCAATCTGCACAATATCAAATTGAAGATGCTAGAGCAGCCCTTGAAAAACAAAGACAAACAGATTTAGAATCATTGACAGTTTCTATAAATGGAAAATTAATGACAAGAAAAGGAATTGAATTTGAAATAGAGGCAATTCAAGATAGAATTTATAATAAGGGATTGGAAGTTAGAGGTCTACAAGATTCTTTGCAAGTGATAGAAGAGAAAAAACTAGCAATTGCAAAAGAGCGTGAAAAAATTGAGACTAGAATGTACTTGATGGCTCAAAAACAAGCTATTCAAGATCTAACTAAAGCTAATAAAAAGAAGCCACTTTCTAAAGAAGATCAAGCAGCACTTGCAGACTACAAATCTTCATACAACTCAGCTGTAGATATGTATAATCAAGCAAATCCTGGAGCAAATTTAGCAAGATTAAATTATGGTGGTCATGTAGCAAGAATGGCAAATGGTGGAATTGCTTACAAGGGTTCTACAGAAGCTCCTCCAGCAATGAGAATGGCATTTGGAAGTACTGTGCCTGGAAGAGGTATGACAGACAAGGTTTCTGCCCTACTTACTCCTGGAGAATTTGTTGTTAGAAAGCCAGTTGCAGATAAAAATAGAGGATTCTTACAAGCTTTAAACGGTCAAGTATTCCCTGGAGTTGGTGGCAAACAAGGCATTCCAAAAAATAATTTCTTAGATGGAATAGGATCTCCAAGATTCTCTATACCAGAAAGTGGTGTAGCAAATGTTCCAGTAGCTAACACAAATGTTGTTTCAACCTCTTCACCAATGTATAATAGTACATATAACGTAAATGTAAATGTGTCTGGAACAAATGCCTCCCCAGATGATATTGCAAATGTTGTAATGGCAAAACTTTCTCAACAAAATAGAGGAAATATAAGGAGTACTAGATACTAATGGTCAGCAGTGCATATTTAAATGCTAGAAAAAAGTGGGCAAGACCACAGGCAATTATTTTTTCCAATAACTCTGGTGGAATTTTAGATGGTGTTCCTCAAATTTCTGGAACTGAAAGAGAAGACTTCATAATCCTTTCTGACCATAATAGAGGAGATATTAGTTTTAATACTAATAGACTTGAGAATAGAAAAAGAATGGTAAATGGTCATATGCGTTCTTATCACATTGCAGATAAAATGAATGTATCTTTTTCTTACAACCTGCTACCATCTAGATCCTTTGATGGCAATCCAGAGTTTGATTCTAATGGAATTGCAACTGACCTTGGACTAACAGAGTATACAGCAGATGGTGGTGCAGGTGGTGCAGAGTTGCTAGAATGGTATAGCTCAAATCCTGGATCTTTTTACATGTTCTTGTCTTATGATAAGCCACAAAACTTTACTGTAGGAATATATGAAAAACTTGATAAATATTCTGATGTTATGGAAGTATTTGTTTCAGACTTTAGCTATAATGTTATTAAAAGAGGCGGAACTAACCACGACCTTTGGGATATTTCTATTTCTCTTGAGGAAGTATAATGTTTTCAGATAGCGACCTAATAAATCATGTCCAAACAAAAAATAGTATTGATGTAGATTCTTTAATAATTGCTGAATGGAATCAAAATGATTTATTAAACCTTGACAATTATGGAAATTATAGATTTAGACCAGACAGTGCAAGTGTTGTTTACAGAACTTTGTATTCAGAGTATGATTCTCAGGATAATGCAAATGTTTATACAAATGCTTTAGAGTCTAACTATGTTTCAGAGTATAAAACAAATGATCCAAATGAACCATTAACATTTTATACAGGGGAGACAAGTAGAGAACTTTACTACTCTTTAAAAGATTGTATTAAGCCATTTAGACCAAGGTCTGGAATTAATAAGATTCTTTATTTTGGGGAATCAAATATAAACAATACAAAGTTTGTAGATAGTATTAGATCTGGAAAAAGACCAAGGTATTATTTTTGTTCAAGATTTGATAAATTTAAGTATTGGAATTCATACAGAAAAGAAAATGGTGAAGAGTTTGGCATATCAAGTCAGGCTGCCACGTTTTTTACTGCTGGAGACCCTTCCTATAAAATAAAAGACTGCGTTCCTTTTGTAACTTATAAAAATGAGGTTGCAACAAATAGAATAGTTGTAAAGATGCAAACTAATTTAGCAGACCCCTCAGCAGTTGGAATTAATGGAGAATTTTTAGTTCCAGGTAGAATTAGAACTAATAATAATTTAGTTTTAGATCCTCTACAAGATATAACAAAATCATCAGTTCCAAAAAGATGGAAGATTCAGTATCTTAATGCTAATAATAACTGGATAGATGCAATAGGTTTTAATGAAAGCTCCACAAGAAGAGATGGTTCAAGAATTGTGCCATGGGATGGTCATGTTGAAATCTACTATGGAGTAAAAGTACCAGAAGAATTTAAAACAAATTTTCATCTATACCAATATCTTGATACAGTAGAACAATTGCCAGACACAAGCATTTATAATTCTGGAATAAGAGTTAAAGATGGAGATGCCTACATTCTTGGAAGCTCAACTACTCAGCCAGGAACACTCTATGTTTGGAGTCAAGAGGATGAAGAATGGAAAACTTCTAGCGTAGAGTATGGATTCTCTTTATTAGAAGAAGATGATACAAAAAGATTGGGATTAATTAAAAAAATACTAAACCCTGATTATTTTTCTACTGGCTCATCTGATATCTATAGAGACTTTGTTTTTATTAAAGGGATTAGAGTTGTTGTAGAAACTATGTATGCTCCTAATAAGCCATTTGAACTAATTGAGCTATCCCCAAGACTAAAGGTTGACATAACAAATTATGTTCTAGAATATGAAGTTAACAAAAACCTTATGGCAACAGACTTTGGTCTTCCAGTTGGTGGACTTGTAGCCTCAACTGGAGGAGTTAATCTGTCAAATCATGATGGAGTCTTTACAGAATTAAATATTTTTAATAGTACTACCAGAACTGGAAGCATTATTGCCAACATTCTTAAACCACAGATTAAGTTTGACTTTTATGAGTCAATTCTAGATGTCAATGGTTATGATAAGTTTATTCCATTAAAAACATTTTATTCAGAAAATTCTGCAGTTGCAACTAGTGGTATGCAAGATGTTTCATTAAACTTAAGAGATGCTTATTTTATACTAGAGTCTAACAACGCTACTTCAATATTTTTACAAAACTCTACTTTAACAAAAGCCGTAGCCTTACTTCTAGACAATATTGGATTTAGCAACTATGTATTTAAAAATATTAATACTGCAAATGATCCAGTAATTCCATTCTTCTTTGTTGAACCAGATGCTTCTGTTGCAGAAGTTTTACAAAGACTTGCACAAGCTACTCAGACTGCAATGTTTTTTGATGAATATAATAATTTTGTAATTATGCCAAAAGAATATTTAATGCCAGACGTATCTGTAAGAGATGATAACTCTGCGATTTCTGAAAGACTTACAACTCTTTACGGACAAAAAACTAATAACATTGTTCCAAACATTGAAACAATCTCTGGATTTGAGACAAAGATATTAAATGATGGTCAAATTAACTATACAACTAGGTATATCCAAAGAGAAGTTTCAAAGCTAGAACAGGCAAGCTTAAGCCTAAGCGAAAGAACCTATGGATACAAGAGTGCAGTCCTTTGGGAACTTGGAGATCAGCAGGAAGCAAGAACTATAAACCAACCAACAGCAAATGTAGGCTACGCACTTGGAGCAGTTCCTTTAGCAACTAGCTTAGGAAGTGCCGTTCCAACTGTAGTAAGTAATCAAATAGTGAATAACACTATTGATGTTGGAGAAAGTGCATTTTGGCTACCAAGATTTCAGGGATATTTGTATGCAAATGGAGAAATTATAAGATATGATGCACAACAATATCAAGTAGACTCTCCATCTGCTTCAGCAACCAATGGTCTTGTCTGGATTACAAATAATAACGAGTATCAAAAATACTTTTCTAAACTAGTATTTAATGGAAAGATGATCTTAACGGGTCTTCTTAGAATTTATACAGAACCATATTATGAAAATGCTTCTGGATCTAATTTTGATAATTTAGAAGAAAATGTTAGATATAAGAATGGCGAAGTAAGATCCCATGGTAGAGGTCAATTTGGAACCAAAGTTACAAGCCACTCTGCTGGGCTAAATTCTTACTGGGAAAATTCAGCAAATAGAAAATCTTTTAGAATGGATTCTATTAACATATTTGATACTGTTCCAACAGAGTTCTTGCCTCCTAAGCCAGTTTCAGGATCAGCTCCAGGATCAGCATATCCTCTTGGAAACGATACGTTATCACAAAGCCAGTCTTCAATAACTAGCAAGATTGCTAACTTTATGAAGCAGTCAACAAGGACAGAAGGTTTTTCTAGCTATAATCAACAAAACGTTGCTGGAATTCAATCGTCTGCATTAGTTTTTAGTGGACCATATCCAACTCCAGCATTACAGGGTACAGGGCTATCTGCAACGGGTGATAGAGACCTAGTAAGCTATGTTTATAAAAATTTAGATACAGACTACAGACACGTTGGAACTAGAATGAGAATTATTGGAAAAAAGAAAGACGATAAAACTCAGTCTGCTTTAAACTCTATAGAGCTATTTAAAATTGATCAAAGTGTTGGAAACCTCAGCATAACAAACCTATCTGGTGGAGCTGGTGGAATTGGCTACATGGTAGATACTACTACAAACTCTGGATACTACCTTGAAATAGCTTCATTGTCTGAAGATATCTTAAACTACTACGGATCAAAGTCAACTCAGGGTCTTGTTTCATCAGATAGGGTTATTGAAAACATAATTTTCTATAAAGTTGAAAAGACTCCATACTCTACACAAGTAGAAAACAAAATAAACATAGCAGTTCCTAAAAAACTTTGGGGATCACTTGCAAGAATTCTTGTTGATGAAGGCAAGTTTGTTGGATCAGACAGACTAACTTCTCAAGACATACCTGTATACGATCTATCTTTAGATGCAGATATTCGTAGAAATGCAAATGGAATTTATAGAATTGATTTTAGCATATACTTAAACAATAAATTAATTGGAACAGTATCTGATACAAGCCCTTTGCAAATGCCAACTGAAGGATTAAACACTTGTCTATTTACAAGAGGGTCCAGTAAGTGTATGTTTGAAAACATCTATGCTTTAAAAAATATAAAAGAAGAAGATGTTTTGTTAGGAGAAAAAATAAAGAATACGGTTTCAGCAGATTCTTTAAGAAAGTATTCTCTTCCTTCATCAATTCAAAAAACCTACTTATCTTCTATTAGTACAGAAACAAAGCCAACTGTAGACTTTTATTTTGAAGAATTTGGAACTATCTTAAGAGAGTGTGCATATTTTAATATTAAATATGACCAAGCTTACCCAGCATTGATAGCAAAAATTGTTCCTCCATTTACTGTAGAAAAATCATATGAAATTTCAGGATTTTTGCCAGGGTCATATGGTGCTGAATTTTTAATCTTTAATACAACAGATAAAGCAATAGATTTAAGTGAAAGTTCTACAAATAGAATTATGATTCAAGGAATTACTTTTACTCAAAATATATCAAATGTTCTTACTGTAGACGACTATTTTAAAGAGCTTTCAAACTTTTCTGATCCAGTTCTTACAAGCAGTAATTTAATTGTTTCTCCAGGAAGGTCTGAAAAGATATATGATAGTATTAAAAAT